CAAAAACTGGTTTCGATTCTTATTTGATATTTATTAAAGAATAAAACAACTTAACATAATTTAACATGGCAGAAACATTAATCTCCCCAGGCGTATTGCAAGAGAGAATGACACTTCATTTATAGCACCTGCTCCTGTAGAAGCTGGGGCTGCTATTATAGGACCAGCAGTAAAAGGGCCGGTAGAAGTTCCAACGTTAATTTCCTCTTACGGTGATTATCAGAGAACTTTCGGTACTACATTTACAGTAGGTTCTGACAAAAAAGAATACTTAACCTCTTTAGCGGTAAAATCCTACTTTGGTAACGGAGGTAACACTCTATTAATGACCAGAGTTGTATCAGGATCTCATACAGCAGCAGTAGATACAGGAATTACTGCTCAATCAGGTTCAGCTCCTTTCACAATCGCAACATTAGGACAAGGTACTCTTTTAAACAGTACAGGTTCTGAAAATTCTGACGGTTCATTAATAAATGGTAACGCAGACAACATTAGATTTGAAATCGCTAACGTTGATAATGCAAAAGGTACATTTAGTTTATTAGTACGTAGAGGAGACGATGCTACTAAAGGTAAGGTTATTTTAGAATCTTTTAACGACCTATCCTTAGATCCAAACTCAGAAACATATATTGAATCAGTAATCGGTAACCAGTATACTACTAAAGGTACTGACGGTTCAGACGTATTTATAAACACAGTTGGAGGATATGTAAACCGTTCCAAGTATATTAGAGTTGCTTCTGTAAGCAGACCAACTTTAAACTTTATTGGAAACGACGGATTTATTTCAGATGCAAACTTAACCGGTTCTTTACCAACAGCTCAATCAGGATCTTTCCAATCAGCTACAGGTAACAACGGCGCAGGTAACTTCTTTGGAGATATCGACGGTACAAATACACAAGGTATACCAACAGCACAAATTGCTACATCATATGCAGATGCAATCTCAATTTTATCAAATAAAGATGAGTATGTATTCAACATTATTTCTGCACCAGGATTAATATACGAATTTGGAGATCACAAAACTCAATTAGATTCTATTATTTCACTTGCTGAGTCAAGAGGTGATGCAATTGCAGTAGTAGATGTACAGAACTATGGAGCAACTGTAGGAAATGTAGTAGGAACAGCAGCTAATATTAATAGCTCTTATACTGCAACTTACTGGCCTTGGTTACAGCAACTATCAGGTACAGGAAAAACAGAATGGGTACCAGCTTCAGTTGTTATCCCAGGAGTATATGCCTTCACAGATGGAGCAGCAGCACCATGGTTTGCACCAGCAGGTTTAACTAGAGGTGGATTAGGAGACGTTATTCAAGCAGAAAGAAAGTTAACTAGAACTCAAAGAGATACTTTATATGCAGCAAACGTTAACCCAATTGCTACATTCCCAGGAGCTGGAATTTCAGTATTTGGTCAGAAGACATTACAGAAAAAGAAATCAGCTTTAGATAGAGTAAATGTAAGAAGATTGTTAATCGATCTTAAGAAATTTGTAGGGGATGTATCTAGAAATTTAGTATTTGAACAAAATACTAATGCAACTAGAAACACTTTCTTAGGACAAGTTAACCCATACTTAGAATCAGTAGTACAAAGACAAGGTCTTTATGCCTACAGAGTAGTAATGGATGACTCAAACAATACCGCAGATGTAATTGATCGAAACCAATTAATAGGTCAGATTTATATTCAACCAGCCAAAACAGTTGAATTTATAGTACTAGACTTTACAATTGAGCCGACTGGAGCATCTTTCGGAGCATAATTTATTTAACTAGTATTTATAATAAAGAATATATAACATGGCAGTATTAGACGCAAACGAAATAATGTTTAGAGCCTTTGAACCTAAAGTTCAGAATAGATTTGTATTGTATACAGATGCGATTCCGGCCTTTATGATCAAAAATGTAACAGCTCCAAACTTTGAAGACGAGGAAGTAAAACTCGATCACATAAACACTTACAGAAAGATTCGTGGAAAAAGAGAATGGGGTAGCATGGACATGACATTATATGATCCAATCACACCTTCTGGAGCACAGAAAGTAATGGACTGGGCTCGTCTATCTTACGAATCGGTAACCGGTAGAGCTGGTTATTCAGACTTCTACAAAAAAGACTTAGTACTTAACGTATTAGGACCTGTAGGAGATATCGTATCAGAATGGGTAATTAAAGGAGCATTCATCACATCAATGGCTCAAGGAGACTTTGATTGGTCAAGCTCAGATGTAGCCGAACTAAGTATTACGGTTGCAATGGACTACTGCGTACTTAATTACTAAGAATATACCTTTAAC